GCACAAAGCGACGGCGGTAATCTCGGCTACGCAATGGCTGATGCTGTGAAGGTGATTGATGGGGCTATTGCGGCGTTTGGTGCGAAGCTTGATGAAAATGGTCTTCTTCCATGCCCGCTCTGCGGAGGAGGCGCTGAGTTTGATTATGATGACGATAATCTCAACTGGATATCTTGCAGCGCTTGTGGAATTTCGACCGATACCGTATATCACACAGACATAGATGCGAGAGATAAGTTGCGTGAGGTATGGAACCGCCGCACCGCCATGCTTCAGGCCGAACCTGTAAGTAATAGTGATGAGTTACCGCTGGACTATCTGCAAGGACACAAAGACGGACTGGAGTGGGCTGCACAATTGGCAGAAGCCAATCATCCGCAAACAGGTGACTGGTTGTACGACGACCCAATCGAGCTTGCCAGAGCGATTCGAAAAGGTCCTGATATACCTGAATTTAAGTCAGTATCTGTTGATGAGGATGATAACTTCTACTCGTGGTTTGGCAGGTTCTGGTATGAAAATTATCAGAAAAATAATTATACAACATCTGCAAAACAGATGCTTGGTACGATGGCTGAATTTGCCTATAGGGCAGGTAGAGAGTCGGCAGCGCTGGCTGCCAACTCTCCGGTAACTCCGGATGATTGGCAATTAGTTCCGAAGGAGCCTACAGAAGCGATGAATAAAGCTGGCTGGGCTGCAATTAACGAACATGATGCAATTAACCCGACGTATAGAGCCATGCTCGCAGCAGCACCGCAGCAGGATGTGAAGTGACGAACAAGCTGACAATAATCCGCATAGATATAAATCAAGGCCCTTAGGGGCCTCTTATTCTATGATAAATGGACTTTGTTTGAGAGTGACATCATGAAGCCGAAGAAGCTAAATGCCGATCAGCAATACAAATTAGACCTTGAGTTAGTCAAGAAGAAACCCGCTAACCGGGCCGAGGCAAAAGCCCATTTGGCGGCACAGTTACGGATTAGCAAGCACAAGGCACAGTCATCTTCAAAAATCCGCATTGGAAGTTTCAGGGGAAGAAAGAAGGTGCATTTCAGTAAGGCGGAAGAAGAGGCTAGGGCAGCGCTAAATAAAGCAAATGCCATTAGATTTTCAGAAGGGGAGGTCGAGTCCGTCGATACGGATCGAATCTCAGAAAGTAACAAACGCTGGCGCGGGAGAACTGCTGACTAATGTCTGACTGGAATATTGCTGCAAAGCCGCAGGAAGAGCGCGATAAGGTTAACGTTGACCTGGCAGCCTCCGGAGTGGCGTACAAAGAGCGTATGAACATGCCGGTTATCGCTGAGCAGGTGGCCCGCGAGCAGCCAGAGAATCTTCGCGAATACTTCATGGAGCGCGTTCATTACTACCGCGAGCAGAGCCTGACGCTGCCGAAAGCATCCGATTCGCGCTATCTGGATATGGCTGCGCAGAATGAGAAGAAGTAATGGGCTGTCTCATTGTAAGCGGCATCAAGTTTTACGTTCTGGCAGAAGGTGAGTCATATCCGGATCCGCATGCTGATAACCGGTATGTCGGCGCATATGCCGTATTCCCGTTCGAGGGAAAATGGGTAGCTCAGAAGTATTTCAGGGGAGGGCGCTGGAGTGATATCACCGAACGCCGATTCAACACTGAAAGCGAGGCATTCAACTTCACATACGAATACGCGCTTACCCCGGAAAATCGCTTTAAATATTAACCCGAATCGGCGAGTTTTTTATTGCATTGATTTTCCATTATCAACTGTACATAATGTCAGTGTCAGTCTGAGCAACTGACAACCTTATGCGCCACGGAGAGCACCATGGCGCACGAACTACAACTAATCAAGCAGTCTTCAGGAATCCTGATCCCCGCCACGCCGGAGACCAGTGATATTCTGCAATCAAAATTCAAGCTCGGTGCCGTGCTGGTGGCTGAGTTCAGGCAGGTGAGGAATCCCGCATTCCATCGCCGCTTCTTCGCGTTACTCAATCTCGGTTTCGAATACTGGGAACCTACTGGCGGAGCAATCTCCTCCAACGAACGCAAGCTGGTAACCGGCTATGCCAAGTTTCTTGCCTCATTCGCGGGAAGTGAAGCCGCACTCCTGGATGCTGCCGAGCAATATCTGGACCGTATCGCCGATAAACGCGCCGGTAGTATCAGCATCTGCAAATCCTATGACGCATACCGCGCATGGGTGATCGTCGAATCCGGCCACTACGACGCCATACAGCTTCCCGACGGCACCCTTCGCAAACACCCCCGCAGCATCGCCTTCGCCAACATGGACGAAACCGAGTTCCAGCAGCTGTACAAAGCCGCGCTCGATGTTCTGTGGCGCTGGGTATTGTCCCGGGCATTTAAAGACCAACGTGAAGCGGAAAACGCCGCATCGCAGCTCATGAGCTTTGCGGGATGATGGCGATGAAAACAAGTTGGTTCCACCATCACGAATGCACAACCGATCAGGCCGACGAGCTGGTGGCCAGTTACCGTCGTCGTGGCGCCACGGTAGAACGTAGCCTGAATCGCGACAACATCACCTGGACCGTCAGCGTGCAGCTGCCGGAAAGCGAGAAAGCGCCGCGCCCTAGCCAGGTATGGCAAAGCAAGGCGTGGGGGTGAGTATGGCTAAGCTACCGCGCCGTAAGTGCGCCAACAAAGAATGTCGCCAGTGGTTCCACCCGGTGCGTGACACGCAGACCGTCTGCGGTTATGAGTGTGCCACTGCCGTCGGCAAAGAGCAGACCAGAAAAGCCCGGGAGGATGCACGGCGCAAGGAGTCCGCCAAACAGCGCGCCACTGAGAAGAAAGAGCGAGCCGCCTGGCGCCAGCGTAAAGCTGCAGTTAAGCCGCTGAAGCACTGGGAAGATTTAACGCAGCGTGTCGTCAATGACTACATCCGCGAGCGTGATGCCGATCTGCCATGCATTAGCTGCGGGACGTTCGAAACCGTCCAGTGGGAAGCCGGTCACTACCGATCACGCGGTAAGGCATCACATCTCCGCTATCACGAAGACAATATCAGTAAACAGTGCCACCACTGTAACGTGCAGTTGTCGGGCAATCAGCAGCAGTACCGCCTTGGCCTTATCGAGAAAATAGGGCCTGAGCGCGTCGAGGCACTCGAAAACAATAACGTCCCACACCGATACACCATCGAAGAACTCGAAACCATTAGGAAGCACTACAGCGCGCTTCGCTGTGGATTAATTAAGAGCAGGGAGGCTGCATGACATTTGAATCCTATTTTGCCGATCACCTCCGCGTTCGTTGGCAACGATTGCGCTTATATCACTTTCCCGGCTCTGTACTGACGGACTACCGAATACTGAAGAACTACATCAAAACCATAGGCGGTGCTGTATGAACACTCAATTTCTCGAATACGTGCGCCAGCAACTGATAGTGGCCACCGCCGATCTGAGTGGTGCGACAAAAGGGCAGTTGATGGCGTGGCTTGAAAACGCGCAGTTCGATACGGGAACGTTTAAACGTAAAAAGCCTCGAGTGCTGGATGAAGTGACCGGGGAAATGATTACGCTGGATAACCCGCCAATACCGGGCAAGCAGTCGCATGCCAAGGGCTCACATATTCCGCTGGTGCAGCCGGTTGAATACTCCACTGCATCGTGGCGCCGTGCGCTGATGACGCTCGAAGAACACCAGAAGGCCTGGCTGCTATGGAACTACAGCGAGAATGTACGCTGGGATAATCAGGTGCTGATTACTCAGTGGGGTTGGCAACAGTTCAGCCAGCAACTGGCCGGGAAGAGGGTGGCGAAGAAGACTATCGACCGGTTGCGTCAGTTGATATGGCTGGCGGCGCAAGATGTGAAGAAGGGTATTCGTGGTGGCGATCAATATAGCGGCATTGAGCTTGCGGAACTGACTGGAGTAGAAGAGAAAAACTGGTACAAGACATTTGGTGACCAATGGCAAACTATGCAGACGGTTTTTGAGTCGCTTGATAGAGATGCTTTGCTCACAGTTTCTCGATCACGTTCACAACAAAAGGCGACTAATTTCGAACAAACTATTGCTAAAGTAGAGAAAATAGCGCATATTTGAGTTTAATTTGATATTGTGCCAATGTTGTGTTCAGGGGTGGCAATTCAATTGCCGTTGAAGAAAATATGGCGCTTGAGTTAACCCGTTATTACTCGGATAAGCGAACCAGCCAGATGCGGGGTTTTGATTTTCCCCGCTGTAGATTCTTACTGGCTTAAGGTGATGCAAAAGCACGTATTGCATCATAATAATGTGCATAACGATTGAAAAATGGTGGATACATGCGTAATATGCCGCGCCATTGAAGGGACACTTCAATCCTAATTTGAATGAAAAAAAGTAGCGCCAACCTCTTGTCAGCATCCAACTATTTATGTAGGTTGGATTTGTAGAGCAAATCAAGGCCCTGCTAAGGATATTTAATTTGAACAAAATTCAGCCTACTGTCGTGTATACGATGACTTTTTTTATCATCCCTGCTTGGGGATTTTGGCTGCTTTCGCTCGTTAAATAATCAAACAGACGTATCCGTTCTGTTTTCTAAAGCTTTTCATCTCCTTATACAGCTAAAATACCCTCGGATTCGACTTGCGGCCGCATGTCGGTATTTTTGCTATGTATAAGGAATAATTTATAGAAGCCTCTGAAAACTCTGCTTCCGGAGTAAAAGTCTGGATACTGACCTTTATGGTTGGTTTACTGATGGCGATCGTATCGTTTTTTGCGGTTAGAATTGTCGACACTGTCGATGAATCTGAAGCCAACGTTCAGACTCTCAAAGAAGTACAGGCATCCCAAGGCGAAGTGATTAAAGGTCTTCAGCGTGACCGAGACAGAGCCGAGAAAGAACTTGAAAGGTTGCGAGACCAAGTAGAGAGCCTGAAAGAAGATAACGCTCTATTAAAAGCGAAGAAAGGCATCCGAACTTCGTACATTCACAAGCCACCTAAGGGTGGCTTTTTTTGTTTCTGGAGGGTAAGAAAATGCACCAGTAAGCGGATAGACCGCAGCCGATAGGCAATGTAGCAGTCATGATGCTGCCCAGAGTCGCCTATGAGCGAGCCTGTGTAGTGATGGGTCAAGGTTCTTATATCAAAACAAACTCCGGTAAAGCAGCGCGAACGCCAGACGCGCACCGGTCATAAGCGGCGATGACGCGACAGATACTCGAGGGCACGAGCGCAGCCACTGCGAGAGTGTGGATAATAATTTATAGCCTCGCTTATGCGGGGCTTTTCTATTTCAGGCTCACGGGAATCATCCGCTACGTGCTTTGTTGATAAATTCAGCCCGTGAAGCCTGACCCTCTACACACGGAATAACTATGTCTGAGCCAATCACAATTGCCAGTGGGGTGACCTCCGCTACGGTAGGGATCACTTTCGCCACTATGTTCCCGGAGGCGACGCCTGGCGTAATGTTATGTGCGCTTGCCGGGGCGGCAATGTATGTGCTGACCTCAGAGCCTCATCAACTCTGGAAGCAGATGCTCTTCGCGGTCATCTCATTCATGGGGGGCGTGTTCTTCTCCGTTCCCATGGCAAAGATACTCGCCGGGGTAATCAACACAGCCCTCGGGTTGTTGCAGCCGCCAGTCAGTATCGAAGTTTCACCGAATGTCGGTGCGCTGGTATCCGCTTCCATTTCCGTCGCAGTCCTGCTTCGAATCGTCGCCAAATCACGGCGCGGCAAGATGCCCGGGCTGGAGGAGGAAGGGAAATGACATGGCATTCCGTCATCCTGGACGCAAACGCGATCATCTGTATGGCGATCGTGGTGCGCCTGATGTTCTTCAGTAAAGCCGGGAAGACACACCGACCCAGTTATGCGTGGATGGCTTACCTGCTGATTCTGGCGGCTGGCTTCACCGCTTTCCGTATTCTTCTCGGGCGTTACAGTAACGTTGACCCGGGTGAGTTATTCCTCAACCTGGCCATATGTATTGCTGTCTGGCGTGCCAAAGGCAATCTGGCAAAAGTCGTAAGGGCTGAATGATGACCAAAGACGATATCTTCAACAGCATTCTCGGCAAAGAGGGTGGCTACGTTAATCACCCGAACGATAAGGGCGGCCCGACAAACTGGGGCATCACTCAGGCAACGGCACGCGCCCATGGCTATACCGGTGATATGCGTAACCTGACACGGCAGCAAGCTCTCGAAATACTCGAGGCTGATTACTGGTATGGTCCACGCTTCGACCAGGTAGCTACCGTGTCGCCGGTCATCGCTGCCGAACTGTGCGACACCGGCGTGAATATGGGGCCATCAGTGCAGGTGAAATGGTTCCAGCGTTGGCTGAATGTCTTCAATAACCAGCAGCAGCTCTATCCCGATCTGATCGCCGATGGCCAGATTGGCCCGCGAAGTATCAGCGCCCTTAAATCCTTTCTGGCGAAACGCGGAAGTGAAGGGGAATCCGTATTGCTCCGCGGACTGAACTGCAGCCAAGGTCAACGATATCTCGAACTGGCAGAACAGCGCCCGGCTAACGAGTCATTTGTGTATGGCTGGGTACGGGAGCGCGTGAGTCTATGACGAAACTGAAAGCTATTCTGGCTTCTATCGGCTTCGCAATCATTATGGTGCTCGGCGCTTTTGGCCTGGGCAGCATGCGTGGTCGCGAAAAGGCTGAAGCCAAATCGGATAAACAGCGTACCGATGATAACGCCACAGCCACCAAAGCAGCCGCAGAACGTCGCGTCGAAGCAACCAGAGAGGCCAGCAATGTACAGCAGACTGTTAGCCATATGCCTGATGACGATGTTGATCGGGAGCTGCGCGCAAACTGGACCCGCAAAGGTTGAGGTCATCGATACAGGATGTGACTGGGTGAGCGCGATTCGCCTTACTGAGCACGACATCGAAGTGATGGACCGCCAGACGAAGCGCGACATCCTGGCGCATAACAAATCGTGGCAGGCGAACTGCAAACAACCAACCGATAGCAGTTTATTAACTCGGTGATTAAGTGCTAAGTTGTGGCTATTTTAGATTAAAAAATAATCAATCGTGGTATGATAGACCTCATTCTTAGAGGGGTTAAAAATATGTCATTCTTCGATTACGCACTTAAACGCGTTGAAGCGGCGACCAAAACAACAGTGGCTTGCCCGATATGCGGCCATAACTCGAACCACCCGTCCACAAAAGTACGGCAAGAACTACCGTTGCTCTGCCCTCAATGCAAATCACTGTTTGTCATTCACAGATAACATGCGACCTGCTGAATATAACCGCCTACGGGCGGTTTTTTATTGCCATCACCATGGGCAGAACTATCGTAATGGCAATATTGAGCATCGTTACCAACTTTTCATTGTTGCTGTGTATCTATAATCTCAGACGTGCTCTTATCGATTTCTTGTAAAATATGCTCAACCTGGTTATTGAACCCCTTGAATTTAATGACACGCTTAGTGATTTTTCTTCCCTCACCATTGAGCCCAAGTGACACTTTCTCAGTTGAAGCTTTTGCGCCTAATTCAGCCGATGCGGAGCCATCATAGAACTCTTCAATTTCAACTTCTTCAGCCGCGAGAATTCTTCTTGCTATAGCGAGTTCTTGTTGGACTTTTGCCTGAGATTGAAAAACTAACGACTGAAGTTCCGCCTTTTGGGCTTCATCAGATAGTTGGGCTGAAGTCTGTGCGCTATCAGTCGATTTTTTACTAAAGGCTTCAATAGCCTTTCGTGCCGCTAATTCAATAACTAAACCGGTAGCTCCGCCATAAAGTCCTAACATCAGTTTTACCCTGTAGAGTGTGGTTGATTGAGGTATCGGCAAAGTGATTAGATAACTTAACTCTAATCGAATGATTTTTTCACTTTATTTTCAGTCGTCACAATCTCTAAAAAGGAATGTCTAATGAGCAAGCCGGACTGGGAGGCTATCGAATCGGCTTACCGGGCCGGAGTGATGTCCCTCCGTGAGATTGCATCGCAGAACGGCATCAGCGAAGGCGCTATCCGTAAGCGTGCCAAACGTGATGAATGGTCTCGTGACCTCAATGCGAAGGTGAAAGAGCGTGCAGACGATCTGGTACGCAAAGCCGAGGTACGCAAACAGGTACGCAGCGAAACGGTACTTTCTGAGCGCGTACTAATCGAGGCCACTGCCGAGGTGATTGCTACGGTGCGCATGGAGCATCGCGGTGACATACGGCGAGCCAGGGAGATCACCAATGCTCTGTTTGATGAGTTGGGCGCTGAGTGTGCGGACGTAGCTTCTCTTCGTAAGCTGGGCGAGCTGATGCTTGAGCCGGACGAGAATGGACGCGATAAGCTCAACGAGATTTACCACTCAATTATCAGCATGCCGGAACGAGTCAAAGCAGTGAAAGCGTTGAGTGATGCGATGAAAAACCTTGTCGGCCTTGAGCGCCAGGCATATGACATTGGCGAGAAAGAGCCTGCTAAGGACGTCACTCACAACGTAATGCTGGTACCAACCAGCGACAATGTGGATAGCTGGGAAGCAGCAGCACAGAAGCAACAGAACGAGGTTCTTGGTGGATGAATTACAAAGCCGTCTGGAAACCTTTGCCGGGATCGCAGTCGCTCTCCCTGAGTTGCCCATGCAACGAAATACTCTACGAGGGGACGCGCGGACCGGGTAAAACTGCCGCGCAGCTGGCGCGCTTTCGTCGCCTGGTTGGTCTGGGCTACGGCTCGTTCTGGCGTGGCGTGATATTCGATACCGAGTATAAAAACCTCACCGACATCATCACCCAGTCAAAGCGTATGTATCGCCTGTTCAACGACGGTGCCCGATATCTGGCCTCAGCATCTGAGCTGCGCTGGGTGTGGCCGACTGGTGAGGAGCTGCTGTTCCGCTTCGGGAAAGAAGAGGGCGACTACTGGGATTACCACGGCCAGGAGTTCCCGTTTATCGGGTTTAACGAGCTGACCAAGCAGCAGTCGGGTGAGTTCTACGAGATGATGTTCTCCTGCCGGCGATCATCTTTTCGGCCCGAGAACTACCCGAGGGATGATGGCTCACTGCTGAAGCCGATTCCACTGGAGACATTCAGCACCACAAACCCGTTTGGCATCGGCCACACATGGGTTAAGAAGCGCTTCATTGAGCCTGCGCCGCGCGGCACCATCATTCGCGAAACGCAGAAGGTGTTTAACCCTCAGACCGAGCGAGAAGAGGACGTGACGCTGACGCGTGTCGCTATCCACGGTTCGTTCAAAGAGAACCCGTATCTGGATCCGCAGTACATCGCGACGCTGATGGCAATCAAAGACCCTAACCGGCGCAAAGCCTGGGTAGAGGGTTCATGGGATGTCACCAGCGGTGGTCGCTTTGACCATCTGTGGAATGCCTCGCATCACGTGATTAAGCCGTTCCGCATTCCCGATAGCTGGACGGTTGACCGCTCTCATGACTGGGGAGAATCGAAGCCGTTCTCCAACCTCTGGTGGGCGCGGGCTGACGGCACCACCGCCGAGCTGCCTGATGGTCGCCAGTTCTGCCCGCCTGCCGGGTCGTTGATCCTCATTGGCGAGTGGTACGGCTGCCCGCCTGATGAGCTGAACAAAGGGCTGAATATGTCATCCACCAACGTTGCTAAGGGCGTGGCGTGGATTGATAAGCGTCTGGTGGGAGAGGAGCTTGCTGAGCCTGAGGAGATAAAACTCAACGGGGTGACGCAGGGGCAGCTGAACATCATGCCCGGTATCTGCAAGAAGGTTGTTCCCGGACCTGCTGACGGGGCTATCTACAACACCGGTGATGACGAATTATCTATTGCCCAGAAAATGGAATCCCAGGGCGTTAAATGGGTGCCATCCAACAAGAAGCCGGGTTCACGCGTGAACGGCGCGGCACTGTTTGCTGACATGCTGGAGGCCGTCATTGAGGGCAAGAAGCTGGAATCAGGTATGCCAGAGAAACCAGCATTCTACGTGTTTGACTACTGCCGGGGCTGGATTAGCCGTGTTCCGGTTCTCGTTCGCGACAGTAAGAACCCTGACGATGTAGACACACAGCAGGAAGATCACGATTGGGATGGCACGCGCTATGCCGCCCTACATTCACCGCCGAAGAAAGTCGGCAAAGTCACCAGCCTGAGGCTCTAAACCCATGCCTGATATTTCAACCCCCAATCTGGACTATGGGAACATGGTGCAGGCGTGGGACATCAACGACGCCCTGATGGGCGGCACGCTGTACATGCGCCAGCTTGGTGAGGCTTATCTGCCGCGCTGGCCAAAAGAGGACAAAGAGGATTACAAAAAGCGCCTGGCTGTGGCCACGCTTCTTCCTGCCTACGAAGAGACCATCAACCAGAACGTTGGCCGCGTATTCGCTGAGCCGATCCAACTGGGCGAGAACGTCCCGGATGCGCTGCGCGAATTTGCGAGGAACGTGGATCTTGAAGGCAGTCGCCTCGATGTATGGGCACAGGCGTTCTTCAGCCTGGCGATGCAGTACGGTCTGTCCCACGCGCTGGTGGACTACCCCCGGGTCGATGCCGAGCAGGTAAAGACCAAGGCTGATGAAAAGGCCACCGGAGCGCGTCCCTATGTGACGATGCTGAATCCCCGCCAGGTGATCGGCTGGAAGTCTAAAATGGTGGACGGCAAAGTGGTGCTGACTGCGCTGCGTATCAAAGAGGTTGTGGTCGAAGACGGCGACGACTTCGGGCAGACCAAGGTCGAGCAAATACGGTACCTGACACCTGGAAAGGTGGAAATTTACCGCAAGGCCAAGGATGCTGACGGTGCCGCGAACTGGGCGCTATTCGAGGGGTGGCAGACATCCCGCCAGGATATCACTCTGGTCACGCTCTACACCAAACGCACCGGGTTTATGTGTGGTTCACCACCGCTTCTCAACATGGCTCTGCTGAATATCAAGCACTGGCAGAGTCAAAGCGAGCAGGACAACATCCTGCACGTCGCCAGAGTGCCGTTGCTCACGGTGTTCGGGCTGGAGGAGGGGCAAGAACTTGTGATTGGCTCATCTTCTGCCACTTCATTCTCCGATCGGCAAAGGCAGGGTCTGGAATACGTCGAGCACACAGGTTCCTCCATCGGTGCCGGCAAAGAGTCGCTGGCAGAGCTGGTGGAGCAGATGCGACAGGCGGGTGCGAAGCTGTTGCGCACCGAAAACACCTCTACCAAATCGGTAGACCAGACCTCAGAAGAGAAAATGCAGGAGCAGTCACCGCTCTATACCATGGCGACAAGCCTGGAAGATGCGATCGACAACATCCTGCAAATTATGGCTGAGTACATCGGGGAATCTGAGGGGGGGAACGTCGATGTCCGCACCGAGCTGGATGTCGAGTCGAAAGAGTTCAATCCTCCTGCTGCACTGGCCATTCAGTCGCTACGCCAGGGCGGTGATATCCGTCGCGTGGACGCCATCAAGTCTCTGCAGAAGCTGAACATCATCGATGCCGATGCGGATCCAGATGTGGTGCTGAGCGAACTGCTGGCTGAGTCGGCTTCACTGACAGAACCACCGCCTGGCGAGGTGTGATATGGCCCGTTCAGTTAATGATCGCCTGCAGGATGAGACGATAGCGCACGGGCTGTACGTGAACCGCTACGGCACGGGCGTCGCCCGGCGCATGGTGGCATTGCTAAACAGGCTTGATGCTGACCTGGCAGCCAAACTACTGGTGCTGCTGGACGGTAAGCGAGCTGACACGTACAGCGCCCGCCGCCTGGCGTCATTGCTGGTGGGTGTGCGTGACCTCAACCAGCAGGCCTATGAACCGGTTAATACTGCGCTGGCGCGCGAACTGACGCGCTACGTTGAGTATGAAGCCGGGTATCAACTGGACCTGTTCAGCAGCATCATACCCAAGCAGATTCTCCAGCATGCTCCGCTCCAGAGCATCGCACCCGAGCAGGTTTACGCTGCGGCAGTGGCGCAGCCCTTCCAGGGGCGATTGCTGAAGGAGTGGGGTCAGAAGCTAGAATCGGATCGACTGGACAAAATCACTAACGCTGTGCGTTCTGGGTATCTCCAAGGCGAAACGGTAGAGCAGATTGTTAAACGTGTGGCTGGTACGCCGAAACTCAACCGTGAAGATGGGGTGATTAACGCCTCCCGGCGTGACCTTGCCGTGGTGACCCGCACTGCGGTGAACCATATGGCCGCAACAGCACGCCAGGAGTTCGCTCAGGCTAATAGCGACATCGTGAAGGCCAAGCAGTGGTCATCAACGCTCGACACCCATACGAGCCAGTGGTGCATCATTCGCGACCGAAAACTCTACACGCTCGACGGCAAGCCGCTGGGGCATGTGGTCCCGTATCTACGCGGACCCGGCAAAATCCACTTCTGCTGTCGGTCCGGTGAAATCCTCATTACGAAATCGTGGGAGGAGTTGCAGATACCGCCTGACGAAATGAGCAGCGCTACACGTGCCTCGATGGACGGGCAGGTACCAGCGCATACCAGTTATGCCGACTGGCTTGCGCGGCAGCCATACGTGCGGCAGGAGCAGGTGCTGGGCGTTACCCGCGCCATGATGCTGCGTGACGGCAAAATCACGGTACCGGAGATGTTTAACGATGCCGGGGAGTTCCTCACCCTGGATGAACTGCGCCGCGTGGATGCGTCGGCGTTTGAGGGTTAACCATGCAAAACGAGAAAGACAAAACTGTCACCCTGACTGAGGCTGAGCGCAAATTCATCATGATTGCGATGATTGCCTATGCCTTATCTGGTGAGCTGTCAGAAGAAGACGCAAAAATCGCAGAGCAAATAACCAATAAGCTCTGAGCATTACAAAATTCAACTCAAGGCTGCCTTCGGGTGGCCTTTTTTATGCCTGCCGCTGAGCGGATGCGACGCGGTGATCGGGTCGGATGACCTATTACCAATGGCCGGAAGGCTGGAGCAAAAACAATGAAACTGAAACTTGATGCTAACGGAAATGTGGTCGTTGAAAACGGTATGCCTGTGTACATCCATGATGACGGCAAAGAAATCCCGTTCGATGCGGTCGCAGCGATGACCAAAATCACCTCTCTGAATGGCGAGGCGAAAACTCACCGTGAAGCGAAGGAAGCGGCGGAAGCCAACCTCGCGAAATTCTCTGGCATCACCGACCCGGCCAAGGCGCTCGAAGCCCTGGAAATGATGACCAAAATCGACCAAAAAAAACTGATCGATGCTGGTGCGGTTGACCAGGTAAAGGCGGAGATCACCAAAGTTTTCCAACAGCAGCTGGACGAGGCGAACGGCAAGACCAAGCAGCTGGAAACTCAACTCTACGACGAGATGATCGGCGGCCGCTTCGGTGGCTCTAAGTACATTTCCGAGAAGATGGCGATCCCGACTGAGTTCGTGCGTTCCTACTTCGGTCAGAACTTCAAAATCGAAGAAGGGAAGGTTGTGGCCTACGACGGACAGGGCAATAAGGTGTTCTCACGCACCAAGCCCGGCGAGTTAGCCAGCTTTGATGAGGCCCTGGAGTCTCTGGTCGAGTCGCATCCGCAGAAAGATTACATCCTCAAAGCGTCCGGTAACAGCGGCGGCGGTTCTCACCAGTCGCAGCACCAGGCCGGGCAAAAAACCATGAAACGCGATGCGTTTGATTCCCTGGATAACGCTGGCAAGCAAGCAGCGCTGAAAGACGGCGTCAGCATCGTCGATTAAATCGAAAGGAGCCATAAATGGCAGGCAATACCCTTACTGGTCTGATCCCGACCATCTATACCGCGCTGGACGTAGTGTCCCGCGAGCAAACTGGTTTTATTCCTGCGGTGGCGCGTGACGCGAAAGCGGATGCTGCTGCAAAAGACCAGACCGTACGTGCGCCAGTCGCACCTGCAGCCACCACTGAAGATATTGTCCCTGGTCCTTCAGCGCCTAATTCTGGCGACCAGACCATCGGTGGTGTGGATGTCAAAATCACCAAATCCAAAATGGCCCCGGTGAAATGGAATGGTGAAGAGCAATTGGCTCTGGGCCCGGCTGGTACCTACAACACCATCCTGGCTGACCAGTTCAAGCAGGCTTTCCGTGCGCTGGCGAACGAAGTGGATGCGGATCTCGCTGCGCTGTACCTCAACTCCTCCCGCGCTGTTGGCGCGCCGAAGAATACCCCGTTCAGCATCAAAGACGATCTGACTGATGCTGCGTTGGCGCGTCAAATCCTGACCGATAACGGTGCGCCGACTACTGATTTGCGTATGGTGCTGGGTGGCGAAGCGATGGCATCCATCCGTGGTAAACAGGCTGTACTCTTCAAAGCGAACGAAGCGGGAACCGACCAACTGCTGCGTGAAGGTGTTATCGGTCGCATCATGGGCTTCAACCTCCACGAATCCTTCAGCATCAAGCGTACCGCGAAAAGCGCTGCTGCTGGCTATAAGGTCAATGGCGCGAAGAAAGAGGGCGATATCATCATCGCTATCTCTGCTGGCACCGGCGGTATTGCTGCAGGTACTGCGGTGAAGTTCGCCGGTGATGACAATCAGTATCTGGTCGTTGCGGCTACGTCTTCCACTATCACTATTAGCGCGCCGGGCCTCCGTCAGGATCTGGCAGATCAGGCTGATGTCACCGTGTTGAGCGAATTCGTACCGAACATGGCGTTTGACCGCGGGGCATTCCTGCTGGCCAGCCGTACCCCGGCGATGCCTGAAGGTGGCGATACTGCTGATGACGTCATGAATGTGACCGACCCGGTATCTGGCATCACCTTCCAGGTGGCGCTGTACCGCCAGTACCGTCAGGTGCGTTATGAAGTGGGTCTGGCATGGGGTGTGGCTGCTGTGGCGCCACGTCATTCCGCCATCATCATGGGTTAACCCAGGGGGCTTCGGCCCCTTTGTTTTTCAGGAGGCCCAATGGCCGGATTAACCAAAGAGCAGCGCGCTCAGCGTGAAGCGGAAAAGCTTGCAGCTCAGCAGGCCGCTGATAAAAATCCTGCCCAGCAGGAACAGCAGCAGGAACAGCAGCAGGAACAGCAGCAGGAACAGCAGCAGGAACAGCAGGGTATTGAGCTGGTGGTCATGTTACGTGACACCCCAGAATTCCCTGGCGGCCCGCTGCGCGCAGATGTTCATCCTGATGAAGTGGATAACTGGCTGGCGCTGGACTGGCGTCTGGAGGAATAACCATGCTGGTTGCCGATCCCAACTCTCCAGGCTTCAACAGCTACGCCAGCGTGTCAGACCTGCGGGCATTTGCCGCCGGGCGCGGATATAGCATTCCTGCAGATGATGGTGAGTGCGGTCAGATGCTGATGCAGGCAATGGACTTTCTGGAAGGGAAGGCCTGGCGCGGTCAGCGTTCCAGCGCATCACAGCCTCTATCCTGGCCGCGTTCCGGCGTGCGCTTCGATGGTGTTGACCTGTCGAATGATGCGATTCCACAGCGCCTGATTGATGCTCAATGTCGCCTGGCCATCGAATCGCAGGAGATTGACCTCACCCCGTCTGTCGCTGGCGGTGGGGCGGTGACGATGGAGCGCGTCGAGGGTGCGGTAACAGTCCAGTATGAGCCGGGAACGAATAAAGCTTCTCCGTCATTCCCATGGTTCTATTCCGCACTGCGCGGGCTTGTAGTGGGCGGCAACCAGGTCCGGATCGAAAGGGGATAGCATGGCAATCGACTATCGCCGCATGCGCGCTACGGCAACGCGGCTCCTGAAGGATAACGGCAAATCCTACCAACTGACCCGAGGCGGTACCACCACCCGCGATCAGCACGGGAAAGAGATTACCACCGAGCCTGTTATCGCGACCGTTACCGGCGTTATCACTGAATACTCAACTCGTGAAATCGACGGTTCTCTGATTGCTACAGGCGATAAGAAGCTGGCGGCCACGTTTGAAACTGAGGTGCGCATCGGTGACATCATTGATATCGACGGCCAAAAGTGGCGCGTGGTACAGCCGAATCCGGTTAAGCCGGCAGACATGTTGATCTCCTATAACATCCAGCTAAGGACCTGATATGACCAGTTCCGTAAATCAGCCGTTCCTGGCTGCTATTCAGCTGTTCGTTGATGGCTCAAAGCAGGAGACTGAGGAGGTAGTGCGCCTGACGGGCATCAAAATTCTGGCGCAGCTCGTTGATATGTCACCCATTGGGCAGCCGGAAAAATGGGAGGTAAACCAGACCGCAGTGGCCTATAACGCTGCGGTGCGTGACCATAATGCTGCGCTTCGCAATGACCCGGCCAACGTCACAAAGGCAGGATATCTGAAGCGTGGTCGAGCGGTTAACGATTCGATGGATATCAAAAAGCCTGATGGGTATGTTGGAGGCCGTTTCAAAAATAACTGGTACGTGGGATTTGATAGTCAGCCGACCCAATCCAACGATACGCCAGACGCATCGGGGCAGGGTTCGAACTCCCGGGGTATGGCGGTGCTGGAGGTGTTCCGGGTGGGGCAGGTCAGCTCGATTTACTTCACCAATAATCTGCCTTACTCCGTAGCCCTGGAGAACGGGCACTCCGGTCAGGCGCCGGGCGGCATGGTGGGTATCACTGCGCTGGATGCCGCGCAGCTGTTCCGTGAGGCAATGAGCGAGGTGCGCAATGGCCGGTGACCAGTCAATGCGGATCGCTGACCTGCTGGAGGGTCGCGTTGCGGCTATATCCTCTTCGCTGGGTCTGCCGGTGGCCTGGCCGAACATCGTGTTTACTCCACCGGATAATGCGCCGTACGGGCGCGTTTACATCTTGCCGGCTCAAACAGTCGGGCAAGATATGGAAGGCCAGCTGCGAACCTATCAGGGCATTCTCCAGCTCAACATCATCGCTCCGGCGGGTAGCGGCGTGACTCAGGCCAGAGGACTGGCTCAGTCCATCGCTGACGCTTTCCCCGAAGGGCTACCGCTGGTGGATGGTGACCTGACGACTTACATCAACGGGCCGCCACAGATTCGTTCACCAATACAGGACCGTCCGACATCTGCACCAAACGGCAGCAGCGGCTCCATAACCTATACCATCCCCATCAGCATGCAATACCGCGCTGATTACTGACCCGTCACTCGGCGGGTTTTTTATTACATAAATTCAGGAGAATGCTATGGCATTCGCAATCCCTAACGGGTCACGTGTAAACGTGGCCAAGGCCTATCTTGCGCCGATTGTCTTCACTGCGGCGTCCAATGCAACGGAATGCGAACTGACCGTTGCCTCTGCGGCTGGCATCCTCGCGGGTGATGTCGTCCAGGTCAGCTCTGGCTGGCTGAAGCTCGACAACATGGTGGTGCGCGTCAAATCAGTCACCGGTACTAAAATCGTGCTGGAAGCGTTCGATACCACCGATACCACGAAATTTCCGGCAGGTACCGGTGCGGGTACGCTTCGTAAAATCGATTCGTGGATCACCATGCCTCAGGTCATGACCTTATCTACCGAAGGTGGCGACCAGCAGACTATCAGCATCCAGTTCCTGGAGGATGATAAGGCCCGTACTATCCCGACGTTTAAAAACGCCGTGGTGCAGGTCTACACTTTCGCTCATGACCCGCAGTTGGCTATCTACAAACGTCTGATTGAGCTTGATGAATCGAGCGATACCACGGCGGTATGGTTCCACAACCCGCGCGGGAAAGCAGATCGTTACTACTCTGCCAAGGTGTCCTTCCAGAAAGTGCCGAAGACCGAAATTAACGCTGTGGAAAGCAATGAAGCACGCATGAACTTCGAATCGGATATGCAGATTTACCCGATTGTTGATGCCTCCGCTACGCCATTGGCGTTCCTGACCGACCTGCCTGGCACGAAGTCAGCGACCGTGGGTTCCGCGCTGGACCTGGCTGTGGTCATGCAGGGCGGTTCTGCACCTTACACCTACGTGTGGAAGAAGGGCGGCACAGCCATTCCTGGCAAAACTGCATCAACATTCAATATTCCGTCGGTCGCTTCCGGTGATGCCGGTTCGTACACCTGCGAAGTCACTGACGCCGCAGGCAAGACCCTAACGTCGGCGGCATGCACCGTTACTGTCAGCTAACCAATCAGGCCCGGTTCGCCGGGCTTTATTTCGCAATGAGTACCGCTGGCGAATTTTCTGTATTCGCATTACCCATCTTTTCAAACTGCGCCTTCACACGCGCTCTCTAACCAAGAACCTTTCAGAAAGCGTTCCTGAGAACTGCCGTTAGTGCCGGTGGGCCTCTTGGGGCGGCTTTTCTGTGTGAACAGGTTCGCTTTTTAAAAGGTACACACCATGAATCACCCAACCGTCTCAGTGAATGGGGTCTCCGTCCGCGTTGATGACGAAGGCCGGTACAGTCTTAACGATCTTCATGCGGCAGCGGTAGCTAACGGAGAGGCTACTGAGTCACAAAGGCCCAGCGTCTTCCTGCGTAGCGCGCAGATCAAACGCTTCGTTAAAGCGCTAAAATCCAAAGCACTAAAAAGTGCTTCGGAACAAAATCAACCACTTAAGGTTATAAAAGGCGGTGATCAAAGTGGTGCATGGGGCATTGAACTTCTGGCAATCCGCTATGCCGCCTGGATAAAACCAGAGTTTGAGATTGAAGTGTACGAAGTATTTAGAACAGTGGTGCGTCTGGGTATTAGTGCCATGTCGCGCCTGAACAAAATCGACCACATCATCAACACTGAAACCAAAGCAATTAGCCAGTGTGCAAGTCAGATGGCTAAGTGGGGTATTGGTGGGCGCAAACAACTCCTGCATTCAGTCCGGGAGCGTGCTGCTGACGAAGTCCAGATGTATCTGCCCGGCATTAACTAATACCCGCTCCGGCGGGTTTCTTTTTTTCTAAGGAACCGAAATGACCCAATTCTCCCTGATCCCAAACCCAACCTTCTCCGCAATTGCCAGCATCCCGCGCGCCGGTACTGAAGACGGCAAGCTTACATTCACCTTCCGCCATAAGACGCTGGAAGAGCTGCGCGCGATGGACGAGAAACTGCAAAAGGATGCAGCAAGCAAGAAAGCTGCTATTGAGCCGCAGGCCGATTACCTGATGGAAATCGTCGATGGCTGGGCGCTGCCGGATGAACTCACCCGCGATAACGTGATCGTCCTGCTGAAGAACTACCCTCGCGCGTTTGACAGCATCGGCCTGGCTTACACCAAGGAACTCATGGGCATCCGCGAAAAAAACTAAGGCAGGTCGCCGCAGCGATGTATACGCCGGGGCCGACTCTTGCGGAGTTGAGCGCTTTTGGTTTAACGCCTGAGGACGTAGAGGAAGAGGTGGGGATTCTGCCGTCGGTATGGAAAGCTTTCACCATTTTCTCCACGCTGGCGACCCAATGGCGCGTTGGCGCGAGCGGGGCGACCGGCCTTGATTACAACGTACTCCCCTGGATGTTTGAGTTACACGGGGTTGAGGATGCGGCGGCCTGTATGGCTGACCTTCAAATCATGGAAAGCGAGGCACTTAAGGTAATGCATAAGGAGACGAAATAATGTCAGACCAAATCGCCTCGATTACTTTGAGGGCTGATGTTGCCGACCTGAAAACAGCCAGCAATGAACTGGATAAACTCGGAGAAGCGGCGGCCGGCGCCGTCGGCAAGGCTGATGACCTGAACAGTGTTTTCCGTGCCGGTGCTGAGTCTACCAAACAAGGCACGGCAGGGATTAAGGAACAGCAGACCGCGCTGAAAGGGCTGCTGGAAAACATCGACCCGGTAAACAAGGCGCTGAACCGGCTTGACGAGCAGCAGGCAGCGCTGCGTAACTTCCAGACGAAGGGGTTCCTTGATACCGATTCGTTCCAGGCGTATAGCAAAATCCTGGACGATACCCGCCTAAAGCTGACCGACACTGGCGAAGCAGCGGCGAAAGCTCAGGCTGAACTGGCAGCCACCCAGGCCGCCGAGAAGCAATCCGCTGCGCTGAAAAACCTGCTGGGTTCCATCGACCCTACCATCCGGGCATTCAACTCGCTGGATGAGCAGCATGCGCAGCTTGTGGCGCACTTCGAGTCGGGGCGCATCAATAGCGCGCAGTTCGAGCATTTCAACGGCATTCTCAACCAGACGCGTGAGCGCCTTTCTGGTGTCGCTGACGTACTGCCTGAAGCGTTGTCCCGACAGGAGGCCGCTGCCCGGCGAGCTGGTATCTCTGTGGGGCAGTACAACCAGGCGTTGCGAACGCTACCAGCACAGTTCACTGACATCGCTACGCAGTTGGCTGGTGGGCAGTCGCCATTCCTGATCCTGCTACAGCAGGGAGGGCAGATTAAAGACCAGTTCGGTGGGGTTAAAGGGGCTCTAACGGGGGTGGGCGACTATTTACGCACTCTGTTAGGTTTCATTAATCCTGTAACGATAGGTATTAGCGGCCTGGTTGTAGGTCTCGGGGCGATGGCTGTAGCTTGGTACAAAGGCAGCCAGGAAGCCAGTGAGTTTAATAAGCAGCTCATACTCACGGGTAATTATTCGGCCAGTTCGGCGAGCCAACTGTCAGACATGGCTCAAAAAATTGGAGGCTCCAGTGGTAAGGTTGCGGCTGCCGCTCGGACGCTAGCGGAGGTGGTTGGGGCAGGGACGTTTAAAACGGAGCAGCTCGAAACAGTTACCAGGGCGGCGCTGGCGATGCAGGAGGCCACTGGCCAGTCTGTTGACGCCACCATTAAGAACTTCCAAAAGCTGTATGCCAGCCCAACCAAGGCGGCGGAGGATCTTAATTCTACGCTCCATTTCCTTACCTCATCGCAATACGACTACATTTCGGCACTGGAGCGTCGGGGTGATAAAAAGGGAGCAGCAGAGGCGGCTGCAAAAGCTTATAGCCTGGCTGAGCAAAAGCGCAGCCAGCAAATCCTCGACAACATGGGATTAATTGAGAGAGCTGCTGGTAGCGTCAGCAAGGCACTTAAGGGGATGTGGGATGAACTTCTAAATATTGGTCGCCCTGAAGCTCCGAACGACATGCTCCGCAAGATGCAGTCCGAACTTGCTGAGCGTGAGAAAGCCTTGCTTCCAGATAGACAGCGTCAGGGATATGGATATAGCTATGATGCGAACAGTAACGATCAGGAATATGACGCACGTAGGAAAGCTCAGTTATCAGCGATAAGTGCTTTAAAGGCACAAATAGCGCCACTTCAACAAGCTGCTCAGCTTCAGGAAGATATTAATGCTTCTATTCAGCAAGGAACCGAGGCTGATAACAAGCGAACTAATGCCCTGATTTATCGAAATCGCATCCTCGAACAGTCAGCTACATGGCAGGAAAAGCGCAGCAAGGCCCTGTCTGAACTTTGGAAAAATGTTGCGGCCTCGCCCGGCGACTGGAGCTCAGCACAGCGGCAGCAGGCTGTGGATGCCATTAATAAACAGTTTCATCCGGACAAAACTCCCAAGACTCCAGCCGTTAAGGTTTCAGCCGGTGATCGCTCAACCGACACCTACAATGCTGAGACTCTAGCTCTGCAAGCGCAGCTCAAAACGCTGCAGGATCATCGTGACATCAACGATGTAATCAGCCAGCAGCGTAAGCAGCAGTGGGAGTTAATCTCAAAAATCACCATCCTCGAGTCCACAGCTAACGATCCGAAAGGGCGTGCATTAACTTTCGATGAAAAATCGTTGCTGGCGAACAAAGAGAAGCTGCTGGCCCAGGCAGATATTAATGCCGGACTGGGTGATCAAATTGCCAAGCAGCAAAAATTGAACTCATTGGCTGACCAGGCAACTAAGTTCGCCCAGCAACAGTCTGCCAAGCAGGCGAAAATTGCGGCAGCAGCTAGAGGCTTGTCCACCAGAGAGGCTGAAAGGGAGGCGACGCGCCAGCACCTGACTGAATCCTACGGCTTTAACCAAGACGCTCAGAAAAAGGTTCTCGCAGATCAAGAGGAGACCTACCGGAAAGAAGATGAACTTCGCAGCGACTGGCAGGCTGGCGCAAAGCGGGGCTGGGCCGATTATGCCGACTCAGCAACAAACACGTTTGAAGCAATGCGAAATGTGGCCGGTTCAACCTTCAGTGGTCTATCCGACATGTTGACAGATCTGGTTACTACCGGCACTGCAAGCTTCAAAGACTTCACCAAGTCCATGTTGAAGATGATCGCGCAGGTAACGAATCAGTTGCTTGTGGCTTACGCCGTTCAGGCTGCGATGGGGTGGATTAGCGGTAGTGCTGGTGGCAACACGCCAGGCGGAGCATATGCCAGCGCTGCAAACTCTGGAGTTAGCCTGTTTGATTCCGGTGGTTACACAGGTGCGGGCGGTAAATATGAACCCGCAGGCATCGTGCATAAAGATGAGTTCGTTTTCACCAAAGAAGCCACTAGGCGGATCGGCGTAGATAACCTATATCGTCTAATGAACAACGGTAATTTAGGCCGTTACGCTTCTGGTGGGCTTGTTGGGGGAAATCAGGCTGGGGCGGCAGACTCTGGTGTGCCAATTATCAGCGTCAGTTTTGGTGACATAAACATTGGTTCAGGTGGACAGGCCAATACAGGTGGCTCAGCAAATGCTGCAGCTATTGGCAGGCAACTCAACGATGCGATGATTGACACCATTAATACTCAAGTAAGAAAACCAGGCACTCCGCTGTGGAATGCCGTTAGAGGGAAATACTAATGAAAATTGCAGAAGTAAAGGTCTCTGATGTTGTTTGGTATGCCAACGAAAATGGAAAGGCGATCAGTGCCTTCGTGACTTTCTATGGCCCAGACGATTGCACTCGCATTGCAAGTGTCCCTGTTAACTTGCCATATCAGCTAGACCTGACCCTTAAGCAAGTTGAAGAGCTTGCCATTGCCACTGCTAAGGGTACGCTAAAAGCGGTCGCTACTAGTTTCTGATCGTTACATCCCTATCTCCCCTGGTTATCATGAGAAAAAACATGATAATCATGGGGATGATAATGAGAAAAATGTTTTGCTTAAGTTTGGCCTGTATTGCACTTACTGCGTGTAAACCTTCAGAGGAAAAAGCACTACAACTCGGGCAACAAGAAATTGCAAATGGGTTGATGGATCCCGATAGCGCCAAATTTAAAATGGTTAGGTTCAATTTGGACAAAAACCAGCAGTCCGGGGATGTTGTGAGCGGTTTCGTATGTGGCAGGGTTGCTGGGAAGAATGGGTTTGGTGCGTATGTTGGCTACCATCCTTTCTATGTTCATATCAAGATGACTCCCAAAGGGGCGTTTTCTAAAGGTGTGAATTATGAGATCGGAGAAAAAGCGATATACCCCGATGGAAGAGATGAGTCATGGATAGATCTTGACGGAAACTCTTATGTTAGCCGCTGCGGTGCCACACCATCCAAATGAGTTTATGTAGAGCCTTCTAACCACCACCACCACCCAAACCCAAGCCTCGCTAACGCGGGGCTTTTTTACATCTATAGCCGAGAGGTAAGCGTCACCTCATAGTGAAATCAGCGATCGAGCGTGCAGTGTTAATTTCTTGAGCTTTCTGAACTGTATGCCTGATTATTTCTGCAGTTAAAACAGCAAGTTTTATCCTACCTGGAGTAGCTGTGCTACTGAAGAGGTGCCTGCCTTGAACTGAACCGTCTTCATCGTAAATCTCTATTTCAGGATCTGCTAATCCGACCAATGTACGATCAGGGGACATGCTTCTGATATTGTCCGTAATTGAGGCTATTACATTGTCGCTGATATCCGCTTGGTGAGTGTGAGCGAACAGGTTTCTTAATGTGTTTAGTCTTTTCATTGCATTATAGAGCGGAATCGGGAGGCCTAGATTTCGAGCAACTTTAAGCTTGGCATTGCATTCGATTTTGACCCTATCATCTGCTGTACCGAAAACATTTTCATTATTACATATTCCACATACCCAAGCCTCTGCAAGTTGCTCACAGATTAGATGCGAGCGGAGTACGGCGCCGATGTTATCGGTCGTAGACATAATCTGAATCATAGAGTCTGGCACAACATCGAACTGCGCCACATTCATAAACACGTAAAAATTCATAATTAACCTCAGGAGTTTTCATGACTAGTAAAATTGAATTTGCGGTTATTGTTTTGGGTGATAATTACTCAAAAATCGCATTCGGGAACCATGCGGCCACTTACGATTTGGGAGGGAAGCTAAAGTCTGTGGTAAACCCCACAGGAAACATCGACTTCCCCAAGCATCTTGAAGTTCTTGATTTCCGGAACGGTCATAAACCGTCAATAAAAACCCATCATATTGCGCCGGGGTTATTCCTATAGTTTTATGCTGAGTCGATCCTGATTAATGATGCTAAATCCACCTTATCACTTCATTAGTGCAGTCATGCCGGCTGTTGTTACAGTTTGGATGACGACTTTAAGCGCTTCAGTAGATAACTCCCCTAAAGTGGATTTAGCCTTTTCTTTGTCAGCACTATCCATGTCCGAAATGGCTATAAGATCTTCAAGGACAACAACGGCCTCTCGGTGGAACTTGATGGTGGTGACATTAAGAATTGCTGAAAGACCGCCGTCGTCCTGCATAAAATCGATCCCACGACAAGTGATGCGCATGTGATCGAGAAATGAATAAGGGTCGTCACTCCTCTGTTCGCGTATTGTCAGTAGCCCGTGCTCTTTTAGATAAAGGATATTGGCTGATAACTTAATGCTATCAACGGCGGCAATCTCTGGTGAAAAATCACTCCAAGAGGTATGCCCAGGGTATGCGGCAAGGCATATGGTAAGGAGGTTCCGTTGCAGGTCACGATCAAACTTATCCAATATTTATGTCCTTGATTTTCTTAGATGAAACGCCAGTACAACAGGGTGGTGCCGCAATTTTATCGCTTAGCGGGCTGAGCATACAGCTTATACATACTTAAAGCATAAACACATCCTAATATTCAAACAGTATCCACCTCTGGGTGGTTTTTTTATGGAGTAAATATGGCGGTTGAAACCTATATCTGGCATTCACAGCTCGGTGCTGGTGCCGTGGAATACAGCCAGACGGTGCGGTCTGCACAGTTTGGCGATGGCTACGAGCAGGTGGCTGAGAACGGCATCAACTCCACGGCCATTCAGGTGCCGATGAAACACGTCGGCGCTGACTCTGAAGTGAATACCGTTCGCGACTTTCTGCTGGCACATACTGTGAAAGCCTTCATCATCACTCCGCCAGGTGAAGATAAGGGGCTGTACCGCGTTGTCGCCGACTCCGTGCGCAAAAACCAGATTAGCAGCAAATTCGCTGAGCTGACATTCACGATTAAGCGCGCCTATGGCGTCTATGCCTGAGGTGGAGCATGACAGCACTGATTGATACAGCTGCAATGCTGGCGCCGGGCGGTAGAGTCCGCCTGGTCGAAGTAGATGCTTCAGAGTTCAGTGGCGGTATTCACCGCTTCCATTATTCACCATTTCCTCATTCTCCCGCCGAGATTGATGCTGCGAACGGCGATGAGGCAAAGCTAGGACCAAAACCCATCATCTGGGATGGTAAAACCTTCGACTTCTGGCCGTTCCAAATATCCGACCTTGCACTGTCAACCGACCAGGCCGCAGAACCGAAGCTGAGCGTGTCTAACCTCGACGGACACATCACCGCGCTGTGCCTACAGTTCAAAGATATGGTCAATGCGAAGGTGAGCATCATCGATACCTATGCGGTATATCTTGATGCGGCAAACTTCCCAGGAGGCGTGAATGTAACAGCTGATCCGACAATGTTCACGCTCCAGACCTTCTGGCTGGACACCAAAACCTCAGAAGATGATGAGGTGGTTACGTGGTCGTTGAGTAGCCCAGCGGATTTGCAGAACCTGGTTATTCCCACCCGTCAAATTACATCGCTGTGCGAGTGGGCGCTGCGCGGCCAGTACCGAAGCGGTGACGGCTGCACCTACAACGGAACAGCGTATTTTGATGCGAAGGGGAATGCGGTTGCTGACCCTGCGCTTGACGTGTGCGGTGGTTGCCTGAGCGATTGCCGCAAGCGATTTGGTGCGGGCCTGGCTGAACCCAATACTGCCACCCTCGATTTTGGTGGATTCCCGGCAACTGTTCTCTTCTCCCGATAAACGGAAATACCAATGAACAAAACTATTATGGCTGCTATCCGGGCGCATGCTCTGGAGGAGTCGCCACGAGAGTGCTGCGGCTTTGTCATCCAATCAGGACGGCGTCAGCGATATATTTCGGTACCGAACAGTCATGAAAACCCATCTGAGCATTTCCGTATTGATGGTGAGTACTGGGCAAATGCCGAGGATGCAGGGACCATTATTCGAGTCATTCACTCGCATCCTGGCGATGGAGCCAGGGCTATCCCCTCAGACCTCGATCGCCAGCAATGCAACCAGTCAGGTGTGGTATGGGGAATATATGCGCCTGATTGCGATGAATACGCCGAGATAACCCCGGATGCTATTCCGCTAATCGGCCGCCCGTTCATCCTTGGCTCTCACGACTGCTGGGGACTGGTCATGGACTGGCATGCCACCCAGGGTGTAACGCTGAATGATTTCCGGGTCGATTATCCGTGGTGGGAAAGCCACTACCCAGACAACCTGTATTTCGATAACTGGGAGCGGGAGGGGTTTGTCGAATGCGACCCATCGCCAGGCTGTATGGTCATCATGCAGGTTGAATCCAGTAAGTGGAACCATGCGGGGATCATTACCGAGGAAGGCGAACTGCTTCACCATCTGTACGGCCAGCCATCCTGCGTCACGCCGTATGCCCGCGGCTACTTCAAAGACCGGACGATGATCTGCGTCCGCCACAAAGACCTGTCAGAGGAGATTAAACCATGGCGCGGCTAACCACTATTCGTCTGTATGGCACACTCGGCGCACGATTCGGGCGCGTGCATAAACTGGCGGTGCAGACGTCGGCAGAAGCTGTAAAGGCGCTCTGTATCAACCTGGACGGGCTGGAAAGTTACCTGATGAACGCCAAAAAGAACGGCATGACGTTCGCGGTGTTTCGCGGCAAGCGCAACATTGGCGTGGATGATTTTAAGGACCTGTCCGGTGATAGCGATATCCGCATTGCGCCAGTGATGGAAGGGGCGAAGAAGGCGGGCATGTTCCAGACCATTCTCGGGGCGGTGATGGTTGTTGCTGGTGTAATTATTGGTGTGATGACTAGTTGGACTGGGGCAGGTCTGACATTCGGGGCTGGGCTTGTAATGTCCGGTGCATCAATGATGGCTGGAGGTATCTACCAGATGTTGTCACCCCAACCCAAAGGACTACAGGGTCGTGATGACCCTGACAACAAGCCGAGCTACGCTTTCGGCGGTTCGGTAAACACCCTGGCAATGGGCAACCCAGTTGCCATTCTTTACGGAGAAAGAGAAATCGGCGGCGCCATCATCAGTGCCGGCATAGTTGCCGAAGATATCTGACGACTCCTTATCTTTCAATTAGCACCCAATTGGGTGCTTTTTTATGGATGCAATATGGCAACGATTACTGGTGCGAAGGGCGGCAGCCAAAAACAGCATACACCTGTAGAACAGCCGGACTCCGCGCAGTCAATGGCTCGCTGCCGCATGCTTCTGGCTCTGGGGGAAGGTGAGTTTGCAGGTGGGTTGGATGCCACGCGCATTTTCCTGGATGGTACGCCGCTGGGCAATTCTGATGGCTCTATGAATTTTGAGAATGTGTCATGGGATTTTCGCCCGGGAACTCAGATTCAGACAACGATCCCCGGCTTTCCTGCGGTAGAAAACGAAACCAGCATTGGTGTTTCGCTGACGAAAGTCGCTCCATGGACAAGGGCAATTAGCAATACCCAAATCGATGCTGTTCTGGTGCGTGTCGGTATTAATGGGCTTCAGCAGCAGGAGAATGATGGCGATATCGTTGGCACAACTGTTCAGTACCATATCGATCTTGCCATTGATGGTGGGGTTTACGCGACGGTAATGACCAAAACGGTTACGGAGAAACTCAGCTCTCTCTATGAATTGACACACCGTATTAACCTGCCGAAAGCGAACACAGGCTGGCAGATTCGGGTCGTGCGCGATACCGACGACAGTACCAGCCAGATGCTCCAGAACAAAACGCAGGTACAGGCGATCACCGAGGTGATAGATGCTCGCCTGCGCTATCCGCATACTGCGCTGCTGTATGTGTCATTCAACGCAAAGTCATTCAGCAATATCCCGAAGATTTCTTGTAAACCTAAAGGTCGGGTAATCCGCATCCCTCAGAACTACGATCCGATTACACGCACTTATGGCGGTACATGGGACGGTACATTCAAGTGGGGATGGACGAATAATCCTGCATGGATCTGGTTCGATATTCTTACTGAACCTCGCTTCGGCCTGGGTCGCAGGGTTACGCCAGCGATGCTCGATAAATGGGAGTTATATCGTATTGCCCAGCGCTGCGACCAGAAGGTGGCGGATGGTAAGGGTGGCAGCGGTACCGAGCCTCGCTTTATGTTTGACGTTTATATCCAGGCTCAGGCCGATGCCTGGCAGGTGATTAAGGATATTGCGGCTGGTTTCAATGGCATGACGTTCTGGGGCAACAATATGTTCAATGTTGTCTCTGATATGCCTGCGGATACGTCAAAACTTCAGATACTCACTCGAGCTTCTGTTGTCGGTAAGCCAACGTACTCCAGCGGAAGTGAAAAGAACCGATATAGCTCAGCGCTGATTAACTTTAGCGATCCGGAGAATCACTATCAGGACCGAACTACAGCAGTAATGTTTCCTGACCTGGTAAAACAGTTCAAGTTTAAGCAGACACAACTCACTGCAATCGGATGCACGCGCGAAAGCGAGGCGCAGCGCCGCGGAGGGTGGGCCGTCTACTCCAACTCGCTGGATCGCATTATCACTGTTCAGACGGGACTTGATGGCTTCGCTTATGTGCCTGGGACCGTATTTGCGTTTGCAGATGAACGGCTATCTGGCCGTGTCTATGGTGGACGTATCACTGATTACAACGCCGCGCTGAAATCTGTAACTACCGATCGGGGTACAAGTGCCGTACCTGGCGACACTCTGATGATTCGTACTCAGGGTGGTACCGTTGAGAGCCGAACCATCCAGGCAGTTAATGGCCAGCAACTGATACTGGCAACTGCCTTTACTGCTGAGCCATTACCTAATGCCATTTTTGTTATCGATGCAGGTCAGTTGCGCCTCCAGTATTTCCGTGTAACCAATCTGACATTTAACGATGAGGAGAACACCTATAGTATCACCGGTGCAGAGTACAACGGGGCGAAATATGATGCCGTTGATAACAATGCCCGACTGGATACGCCACCGATCAGTCTGATACCGACAGGCCTGGTAGGGCAACCGTCGAACATCGCAATTAGCAGCTACGATTCGGTCCGCCAGGGGCAGCGTATCGCCACTATGGTTGCGAGTTGGGATGCGCCAGTAGATAAAAACGGGAAACCTCAGGCTGATATCGTCGCGTATCAGGCACAGTGGAAACGTGGTGATAATGAGTGGATCAATATTCCCGAAGCAGGCCTACGCAATATAGAGGTCTCCGGAATTTTTTCCGGTGATTACCTTGTGCGAGTCCGCGCTATTAATTCTGGTGGCGCTTCCAGTTTGTGGGCATCTTCTGTTCTGACTCATCTCACTGGGCGTACAGGGGAAGTTCCCAAACCGGTTGGTCTGCGCACCACAGCAATCAACTGGGGTATTCAGGTTGACTGGTCCTTCCCGGTTGATACAGGTGACACCCTCCAGACTGAGTTGCAGTATTCAGTAAACGGCAATGGGGATAACCCTCTGCTGCTTGCCGGAGTTCCTTATCCGCAACACACCTACACACAACTGGGCTTAAAGGCTGGTGTTGAATTTTGGTACCGGGCTCGCCTGGTCGACCGTATTGGTAATCAGAGTGACTGGACCGACTGGGTTCGTGGTGAATCTAATGCGAATGCTGACGACTACCTGGGCGATATTGCTGATGACTTCCTGACGTCTGCAGACGGTGACCGCCTGACAAGCGACATTGATACCAACCTCGAAGCCGCATTGCAGAACGCGCTGGCCAACCACGCAACGGCTGAACATCAGTGGGCGCAGTATGGTGAAGTCCGCGCGGATATTCTGGTGGTCAAAACGACCATTGCTGATGTTGATAAAGCGATGGCTGAAATGACCACCCAGGTACAGGCGCAGATTAAAGATGTGACAGCCTCTCTCGAGGACAAACTGACTGCTACTGTCGATGCTTCGGGTGCGACGGCTATTCATACCCTGAAAGCCGGAGTGCGCATCAACGGTATTTTTTACAGTGCCGGGATATCAATTGCGGTACTGGCCGAAGCGGGTAAGCCGGTGGTCACTCGCGTCGGATTTAACGCCAACCAGTTCGTCCTGATGAGTGGCAGCGGTGATACGCAGTATTCACCCTTTGCTGTTGTTAATGGTCAGGTGTTTATCAGTTCTGGCTTCATCCAGGATGGCACTATTATCAATACAAAAATTGGTAATTACATTCAGTCTAACACCTGGGATGGTACCGGTAATGTTGGTTGGCATATCAACAAATCAGGCTATGCGACATTCAATGATGTCACTGTCCGTGGTTCAATTTATGCCAACAACGGTAATTTTGCATTTAACGGCACCAATAACACTGTCGTCATCAACGGAAATGGGCTGACCGTTAATTTGTCTGGTGGTGGACGGGTTGTCGTCGGGAGGTGGTCATAATGCCGGAAGGTATTCTGATTGATTACAACGATGGCCGTCCGGTGATGGCAATTACTGCGGGGCTTCGCGCCCCGAGTTTTTGTACATCCTTCTCGGGCTGGTCATCCCAGTTCATGCAGTACCCTGTCAATACGCCACTCGTTCCTGGCTCACAGGCTATCGTGGTGCCAACCAATCCCATTTACATCTATTCCTTTGCTGAATTTGATGTGGCCATAATGAGCAGCGTCACCCGAAACGGTGATTCAGGGGTGATTATCGGGGCTGAGACAATCGGTGGGAAAAGCATTGTCCCTGACTGGTCAGGCTACGTTATGGAGCTGCTGCCTGCGGCGACGTATAACGAAGGTTTACTGGTTTCAAACTCGACTGACTTTACCGCTATATCCAATCAGGCTGCGCTGATGACCTGCGCTTATTCCGGGCGCATTACGGTTAGCGGCAGCGCTGCGCTTCCGGTCAGCGGTATTCCTTTCGGCAAATGGGATAACCCGAATGTGTCGGTGGGGTTTGATGGCACCAGTATCATCGTTCGCGATATTTCCTACACAGGGCGGGACGACGTGGCCGGAACGGCGACGATAGACCTGGTGATATTCAACCAGACCGCACCAGTTGGCGGAGACGGTATTACGATGACCAACGCAGCAGGTCAGGTCACGTTCTCCACGCTGAAACGCCCATTTGTGTATGACCGTCAAATTCAGATCACCGATGCTTTCCAGAATATTGGCGGCGGGTTCTGCCAGATAGTTTATACCGGCGTGCAGGTTCGTATGGATGGCGGTTACGGAAACATACGGACGAAGGGCGTCGTGATGTCCGGTGGTAATGTCAGGTCAGCCTACAACAAAGTCTTTGCTAACCACAACTCCGGTTCATGGGATATGACCAGAAACAGAAATATCACCATGCCCATTCTCATTCTTCCCAATATGTACTGAGGAAAACGTATGTCAGCAGGAACCTTAACCCTGACGAATAACTCTGCTCTGGTATCAGGGGCAGGAACGTCATTTACCACAGAGGTGGCGGCCGGAGATTTTATTGTTGTCACTGTCGGCGGCATTCCCTATACGCTCCCGGTTAAGTCCGTGGAAAGTGGTACAGCGTTGACGCTCGTCAGTAATTATACCGGACCCACACAATCAGGCGCCGCCTGGTCAGCCGTTCCCCGCGTAGCGCTGAATATGGTTACCGCTGCACTGGTTACCCAGAGCGCAGAGGCGCTTCGCGGCCTGAACTACGACAAACAGAACTGGCAGCAGGTATTCAGCGGTACCGGGACAATAACTGTAAAGTTACCTGACCAATCAACGTTTACCGGCCCATCCTGGAAATACCTTGCCGATAATATGGCAACAAAAAGTAACGGGGCTGTCCCTGTTAACCAGGGGGGAACCGGTTCAACAACCAGTTCAGGAGCCAGAACATCTCTTGGTTTAGGAACCGCAGCAACAAGAAACGCAGGCACACAGGATGGGAATGTACCTCTTGTTGGTAGTATGTGGGGGTTTGGGTATGGTACAGCGGGGCATGTTGTTATAAATGCCGCTTCGAATAATGACATTTATTCGGCACTTATTAATTATGGATCCTGCGTATTTCGAAATAACACTACCCCACCGGGTGTTCCGTCCACAACATTCGGTGCGAGTCTGTGGTTACAAACGGGAGATACAGCGGGGGCGATTCAGATACCTTACTCACCTTCTGGTACAGTGACGGTTATATCGGCCCAGGCAGGTGTCGGAGTATTCTCGCGGACAATGTACGATACTGCCAACACCACGGTGGACAGCAACGGGTTCATTAAAAAAGCATCTCCGATTGTTAAACTGAAAGGAGACGGATCAGCGGAGGTTAACTACCAGGCTGAAGGAGCTTCGACAGAACGTCTTGACCTTGGCGTTTATCGTATTTCCGGTGTTTTGGGCTTCAACTCAACTCCTGAATGGGGGGGGATCGATGGAGGCATTGAGATACCGCTCGACCGAAACAAACAACCCCTGCTGTGGGTGGATTATAAAATTGAATCAGACGGTTCCATTCTGCTGAAAACGTATCACCGGACACATCCGTCAGCACCGGAGTTTGCACGTAATTTAATTGGCTACGAGTCTGATGATGGGAATTTTATCGAAACGGTAAAAAATGGGGAACCTGTCGATATCCCTTCAGGGCGCTGGGTGGATCTGCGTGTTGAAATGCCAGCAGACAGTATCCGGAACCGGCGTCAGGAAGAGATGAGAGTAGCGATGGAACAAGCTGAGCAGACGCGTACTGAAAATCAGCAGGATACTCAGCTGTGATCACCATTACTGCGGGTATGCCTAAAGCATGGCATACCCGTTAGTTAATCTTCAACTAGCCACATATCAGCCTCTTCAAACATTTCCTGCACAGTACGGCTTATCTGTTCCTTCTCGTGCTTGCTGGCGTCAGTGTTGATTGCTGGCAGTGTCATCATCGGTTTAACCCGGACATCAGCATCGGGGAAGATCCGGTGAACCCTCTTAGTCAATTCACCCAGAATGATATCTTTTGCATCGGGCAGACCATCAAAATTCCTTTTGTCATAAACGAGTTCCACGAACATGCTTTAACTCCTCTTTACTGTGTATAACGTCAGTATATACTGTATATATAAACAGTATCAATGTGAGTGAGTTTATTATGATGTTTTATTCACCAGCAGAGCTGCGCCAGATAGTTGGGCTCCCCTTGTTCAGCGATCTTGTTCCCTGTGGCTTCCCATCTCCGGCGCAGGACTACGTTGAAAAGCGTATTGATTTAAATGAACTGTTAGTGAAACACCCCAGCGCAACATATTTTGTGAAATCGTCGGGCGATTCCATGAATGGGGCGGGGATAAGTAATGGTGATTTGTTGGTGGTCGATCGATCAAGAAAGGCTGCGCATGGAGATATCGTTATCGCTGCTGTAGATGGGGAGTTCACTGTTAAACGTCTGCAGTTGCACCCGAGCGTCATGCTTGTTCCTGAAAACAGTGCGTATGCGGCCATTATGATAAACAGCGAAGACACGTTGGATATCTTTGGCGTTGTGACGTTTATCGTTAAAGCGGCAAGCTGAACATGTTTGCTCTGGTTGATGTTAACTCGTTTTATGCCAGTTGTGAGACTGCGTTCCGGCCAGATCTGAAAGGAAGGCCGGTTGTGGTTCTCTCAAACAACGATGGCTGTGTTATTGCCCGTAACGCTGAAGCCAAAACGGTTGGTGTGAAAATGGGGGATCCGTATTTTAAGCAGAAGGACTTATTCCGTCGATATGGCGTGGTTTGTTTCAGCAGCAATTATGAACTGTATGCGGATATGTCCAGCAGGGTAATGTTCACGCTCGAGGCGTTGTCGCCACGCTGCGAAATTTATTCGATAGACGAGGCATTCTGTGATCTTGCTGGAGTAAGGAATTGTCGTGTTCTGGCGGATTTTGGGCGGGAATTAAAAGATGCTGTTTATCAAAATACGGGGCTGGCGGTTGGCGTTGGTATTGCCCAGACAAAGACTCTGGCGAAACTGGCGAATCATGCTGCCAAAAAATGGCAGAGACAAACGGGGGGGGTGGTGGATTTATCTAACCTGGATCGCCAGCGCAAACTGATGGCTGCACTTCCGGTTGATGAAGTATGGGGAGTAGGGCGCCGTATTAGCAAAAAGCTGGAGGCAATGGGGATTAAGACGGTTCTGGATCTGGCTGATACTGATATTCGTTTTATCCGGAAGCACTTCAATGTTGTCCTCGAGAGAACAGTGCGCGAACTGCGTGGCGAACCGTGTCTTGAACTGGAGGAATATGCACCTGTAAAGCAGGAAATTGTCTGTTCCAGATCATTCGGGGAACGTATTTCGGATTATGACGCTATGCGGCAGGCCATCTGCAGCTATGCGTCGCGCGCCGCAGAAAAGTTACGTGGAGAGCATCAGTATTGCCGCTTCATATCTACTTTTGTCAAAACGTCACCCTTTGCGTTGAACGAAGCGTACTACGGTAACAGTGCGTCGGTTAAGCTGATCACTCCGACACAGGACAGCCGGGATATCATTGCAGCAGCGACGAGGAGTCTGGATGCAATATGGAAAGACGGGCATCGATATCAGAAAGCCGGGGTAATGCTGGGGGACTTCTTCAGTCAGGGCATCGCCCAGTTGAATCTGTTCGATGATAATGCGCCTCGTCGGGGTAGTGAGAAGTTGATGGAAGTTCTGGATCATCTGAACGCAAAGGAAGGAAGGGGGGCGCTTTATTTCGCCGGACAGGGGATCCAGCAACAATGGGCGATGAAGAGAGAGATGCTGTCACCACGATATACGACTCGCTATGAGGACTTGCTTCAGGTTAAGTAACAGGCTTAATTAAATCTGCTCCCTGATTTTTCACATTCCCTACGGCACGCGTTACGGCATGCCATATAAATTTATCAGCCGGCACGGAGCCGTCGGCTGCAATTTCCGTCGCCTCTTTCCCTCCAATGTCCTGCCTCATCCATTCGCGTGCGGCCTCTGGCGACAGTACCAGCGGTCGCCTGTCGTGAATATCTACCAGTCCTTTGTCGGCAGCGGCTGTCACTATCAGGAAACCTTCTGCTTCATCTTCACGTTCAAATGGCGTGCTGCCAATCGCCGCCATAAATATCGGCTGACCATCGGCGCGATGAATGAAGTAAGGCTGCTTCGTGTCACCTTCCTTTTTCCATTCGTACCAGCCATCAGCAAAGCAAATTGCGCGACCGTGCTGCCAGAGTGGTTTAAACATTCTGCTGGTGGCCGCAGTTTCAGATCGAGCATTAATTAGCGGTGGCTTATCCCACCAACCGGGGGCGTATCCCCAGATAACTGGATCAAGATGCAACTGCTCATCACGTTCGCTCAGAAGCAGAACTTTTGTTCCAGGCGCTACGTTGAATCTTCCGATGGGTTCTGGATCGTATGGAATGTCGCATTCTGATTCATCAGCAAGCAGGGCAAGATAATCTTCACGCGTCATTGACTGTGAAAAACGTCCACACATAGGAACCTCCAGCCATATGTCAGACTGAAAGTATAGGGCAGGAAGAAAAAGTGGTGCGCACCGGTAATGATTTAAAAGGAATTTGTAAGGTAAATCGGAATGATGGTTTTGTGAATTGATGAATTCTTAAAAATGGATGGGCGCTCGTTGAAAGCGATCCCGAATTTTTCCCGACGACGCCACGAAACCAATAGCAACTGATTGATCTTGAACGGGTGCAATAGTAAGTATCAGGAGGTGTTTTTTAGTGGGTTTTTGATGTTAACTTATTGAATTTTATAGGTTGTTGCGTTTTGAGTTGTAAACAGGAATCGTATTCGGTCTCTTTTTGTGTGGATTTTATTTCAATCACTTAGGACATCATGTCCGAAAGTTTCCGAAATTTGTCCGCATATCACAATTCGGGATTTCTTCGTTATACCACACTGCTTTTAACATTTACACTTCATTTGCGCAGAAAAAGATCAGATCGTGATGCCCATTTTTTCCTGATCTCCAGGCGTATAGCCGGCTTATGTGCCAGCATTTCAGTTGTCACTAGTGCCCAGAGGTTTAGACTCACTTGTATCAATAGCGGTATAATTATCCATCAATTGATGCCGTTCTGGCCCCTGATACATGGACTTAGTTTCTCAATAACGAGATATAAGAAATGGAAAAGTTAAAAGAAAGACTCGTGATGGAGATTGGTAATGCTGAAGATCTCTCTGCAGCATTAAAACTATACACCAGTTTCTATCTATTAATCCCAGAGTATAAATTTGTCTTTTCATCGCCTAAAGGGCCATATCCGGGGTTTCAAACTAACAAGAAATTCAAGCATGGGGCGTCTATACGCTCTTTATTCAATGATGAAAATGTTTTAGTTATGGATCCTCAAACCATAGAGGAAATGTTCAGCGATAAAGGACACTCCACATTTAAAATAGATTACTCAATATCTCTTGATAGCCAGGCATTAAGTTATCTCAGACCATATATCAATGGTAAAGTTTCTGGTCTGGATGATGACATCGAAGAAATATTTAAATTTATTTCTCATCAGAATACGCAGGTAGACTCTGTGTTATATGAGCTGGAGAACCTTAAAAATCTGGATGAGAAAGAGAATCACCATAAAATATTCGATAAGTTGATGGGTTACGAATTTATAAAAGATGTTGATCTCGTTAAGTCAGGAACCAGCGGAGTATTGACCTCAAAAATATCGCAAGGTGAGCTTTTTCTTAATACCGACAGACATTTTAGCTCACTGCTCACCAAAAACAAAGACTCTGAGTTCAGGCGTGCGTTAAGAGACAGGCACGATAGTATTTACGCTTATGTTCTTATGATGAGTATCATCCAAATCAAATCGCCTGCCAGATCGCTCAAAAATAAATTGATCGAACTATTAAGTTTTGCTCACACCAAAGTATGCTTTTTGGCAACAAGAGAGTTAATTCTAGCGAGTGAGTTTTTTATACGAGGGACAGAATTTAGGTTTTTTAACAAAATACATAAAAAGTCGAAAAATATGTGGTCGGCATTACATGGTATGGCCTGGGATCTGACTCATTGTCGGTATTTAGAGCAAGCACTTACCTTCAATACAGGAAATGATGAGCGATATTTTTTCCCTGGAATATTGACTTGTGACAAAGGTTTTATTGAGGCGATGGAGCTCACGCCGCTTAAGGCCGTTGCATTTGATACCAAAGGTGGGCCGCCGTTTCTGTTTTATCATGAACATGATGTGATAAAAATTACCGGGGATATCCCTGCGGTTAATGATTTCTATCAGGAATTGTGTTGTAAACAGAAAAGAGAAGAAAGAGCTCGTGCGCGTAATGCACCCACTTATGACCTGCAATCTATAGTAGCTGAACTGGAAGCAGAACTGGAAGCTGTTGCGTTAGTACCTCGTCGACGCGCGGATAGCGTAGGACCGTGATGTATGATTCGGTCGCTCTGTTTTTTACTGCTATGGTTTAATTTAGAACAGGGCAATATTTGTGTACAGGAGGTCAAATGGGACTGCCTGACAATGCTTATCAAAGAGTGGAAGCGACGCGCTGGCGACATGTTTGGGTGGTCGGGGATATCCACGGTTGCTTCTCATTATTGATGGCGAAATTGCGCCTGTGTCATTTTGATCCGTGGCAGGACCTGCTGGTTTCAGTGGGGGATGTTATCGACCGCGGACCTGACAGTTTGCGTTGCCTGAAACTACTGCGTAAACGCTGGATTATCGCGGTCAGAGGGAATCATGAACAGATGGGGCTGGACGCGCTGGCAACCGGGGAGCAATTCCTGTGGTTTATGAATGGCGGTTCGTGGTTTGCGCAGGCGGAGCAGCCAGCGGCGACAACCGCTCTTGAAACGTGTCGGCAATTACCCTGGATTCTGGAGCTGCGTTGCCAGAACGGCATACACGTTATTGCTCACGCAGATTACCCTGATGATAATTATCAGTGGCAAAAAGAGGTCGATTTACAGCGGGTACTGTGGGATCGCACAAGGCTGATGAATAAAGGCAACGGCATTCGCGGCGCGGATCACTTTTGGTTTGGCCATACGCCTCTGCGTCAGCGGCTGGATCACGAGAATCTGCACTATATTGATACCGGTGCGGTGTTTGGTGGCGAGTTGACGCTGGTGCAACTGCAATAATCAAAAATCGCTGTATTCCTGGGCCGGACGCCAGAAGCTGTCGATGTAGTCATCCGCGGGTAAACATCCGCCGTTACGAATACGCTGATCGTCCATCGATATCAGGCACTGCTGCTCAGTTTTGTAGACATCAACAACGATATCTTCACAACCGCCACCCAGGTAGCACACAAAAAGAACCAGCGTGAACAT